CAACAGGTAATTTAATATCTAAACAACTTAAAACAATGAGACTTTCAGAAGATATACAACCAGGTCTATTTGAAAACTTAACAGACAAACAAAGAGATATTATAGATAAATACGGAGACTTAGTTGATAGAGATCTTTTAAAAAGCATTGTCTTAGACCCTGATCCAAATAATCAAGCAGATGCTATAGCCACAATCGAACAGGTAAAAACTATGGGGGATAAAGGCATGAGCACAGATGAGATCATGAACGTATTACAAAACACACCAAGAAGAAAACAAGCTGAAGGCGGACTAAGCTATTTGATGGGAATGTAATGACAGAGATAGCTAAATACAATGGCATGATGAGCTATCTTACTCGTCCACCTGCACCGAAAACACAGGTTGCAGATCGTGCTAATTTAAAAACAGGCACTCCATCTTTTAAATCTAATGGTGGCCCCCTGGTGCCTGAACCAAAACCCTATACGCTAGAAAAGTTTCAAGAAAAGGCAGATCTCTATATCAAAGGAGCACTGGGTGGTTTTCCAAAAGAAGACATGATCAACAAGCTACAGTTGGAATTAGACAAGGCCGAAGAGTCAGGGATCTTGAGCAGAGAAGAGGCGATTAAGTTTTTAAACGAGAGAACCCAACAGATAAAAGAGTTTATCCAAAATAATCCAGGCGAAGCTGATTTAAGTAGAGTTAAGAAAGTGGGCGGTGGATTTATTAAAGGATTATATATAGGTATCAAAGGGCTTCAACAGGGTAAAATTGCAAAACAACTTATAAAGAAATACAGAGATGAAGGTATGGATTTTATTAATGCAATTACCAAAGGTAATCAAGAAGCAGAACAAATTGTTAAAAATAGAAAATTAAAAGTTATTCAAGATAAGTTTAATGAAACAAATATCTTTACGGATGACTATGTAAAATTAATTGATGAAGAAATAAAATTAAACGATCCAGAATTGTTTCAAACACTTAGACAATTTGAAAAAAATAATCGTCCTGCACTAGCAGACAAGATGAGAGCTCTTCGTCATCCAGATTGGGCTGAGGCAACGTTTGGAGAAGATTACATGACTGTATTGGAGAAGGGACAAACTAGAGAACTTTTAAGTCAGATTAATCCTAACATAAAAGAAAGAACTGTTATGGATGACATTGATGACATGAATCAAGCAAATATCAATGAGTTTTTTGGTAGGAAGAAAAACGCTGATGGTGGACGGATTGAACTTGCAATAGGTGGCGGTGTTATCGAAGGAGAAGATCTAGGTACAAGAGAAGGGTTTGCTGGAGTAAAACAAGTAAAGAATGTAAAAAAATTTCAAAAAAAATTTCCTGACGTTGAATTAGGAGATTATTATTATGATGTACGTAATCCAGACTATGCTGGCCCAGGTAAAGGTGATTCACCAAGAACTACAATAGGCCCATTTAAAAGTAAAAAAGAAGCTCAAAAATCTTTTGATAAAAGAATGGCAGAAGTAGATAAAATTAAAGTAGCTACTCTTGAATCAGGAATTGCTGATCAAACAAAAAAGATAAATGAATTTGTAACAAATTTTTATGATAACAATGTTTCTAAATATGGTCTTAGAGATTATGAAGAATTTAAAAAAGATTTTTTTAAAGCTTACAAAGAATCTGGCATAAAAGATCTTGGTAGAAGATCTGCTACTACATTTGGTGGTTTTCCAAATGTTGGAAAATTTATAAGAGAAAAAAGTAGAAAAGGATCAGCAGCACCTTTAGAAATGTATGGCGTGAAAGCACGTATACCTTCTGGTGCTAATATAGAAACAGATGCAGAAGCTTTTTTTAAAAAAACATTTTACAGTGCTCAATTAGAAAAAAATCCACAACTTGTACAGGATCTAAAAAAATATTTAGAATACTATAATACAGATAAAAAATTTTATTTAGATAATCCAAATCAAATTGATAGAGAGCTTTTAAAAAAACAATATGCAGATGTTTTAGATCCAGCAGTTAAATCTGACTTATTATATTTATTAGAATCAGATGATATTGGAACTGGTAAGCTTAGAGGTGGATATTTAAGACTTTATGTACCTGAAGAGTATGATTCATATATTAAGAAAAAAGGTCAAGCTAGTCTTAGATATAAAGCACTCGTAAATGAAATTGAAAACTCTTTAACAAATAATCAATTAAAAAGAGCTTTAAATGGAGCAACTTCAATTAAATCATTTATGACTAATCAAACTAATTTATTAAATAAAATATTTGATACATCAGAATTAAAAAAAGCAGGATATGGAGAATTAATATTTAACGCTGATCACCTTGAAGGTATAGCTGAAATTGCAAGAATGGATAATCCAGAAGATAAGATTAGAGGTTTAAAAAATATTCTAGGTACAACAGCTGCAAGAAATTACGAACTTGGCATGCAAGGTTTTTCTGTTCAAAGAAAAGGTTTAATGACTAAAATTAAAAATGGAATTAATATTCAACCAAATATAAAAAAGTTAAATGAAATAACTAAAATAGCTTATCCAGAGTTTGAAGGAGATTTATATAAATACAATCCAGCAACTAAAACTGCTGTTCCCACAAAAAATTTTATTACTGATTATGATCCTGAAACTGCTTTTAGACAATATTTTAGAGATTTAATAAAATCACCAGTTGGTTTAAAAGAATTAAAAAAACAGTACACTAATAATCCAGAACTACAAAAAGTAATTCAAAAAGATAAATCTTTAGCATCTCAATTAGATAAAACCTATAAGGTTCAATATTACGCAAACAAAGCTGGAAAGTTAGGTTTAGCTGCTGGTCTTACAGTTCCTTTTGCAATTGGAATAAAAAAAGAAATATCAGAAGGTAGAAATCCTTTTTCCACGTCTGTTGAAGCAGCAGAAACAGGACAACTACCACAAGGATCACCTGGTCAAATAAATCAAGAAGACAAAAGTTTTATAGAAGAGTATCCACTTATTACAGGAACAGCTGCAGCATTAACACCTTTAGCTACAAAGAAAGGAAGAAAAATTTATGGCGCTCTTGCTAAACCATTATTAAGAGCATTTGGTTCAGTTCCGGCTGGATTATATTTTTCAGGTAAAGAATTATCAAAAGAGGATCCTAATCTTATGATTGCAGGTGCAGATCTTTTATTACCTGAGTTAGGAAAAAGAATTCCAACAAGTGGTTCAGGAAGATTAGCTTCATTAGGTAGATTTGCATTAAATCCTTTTCAACTTGCTGAAAAAGCTAGTAAATTTGGAAAAGTAGGAAGAGGTATTGCTTCTCTTGCAAGAATACCAACATTGATGACTCCAATCGGTTTAACTTTAGCAGGGGCTGGTGCAATTGAAAAACTTTATGATGAAGAAATGAAAGAAAAAGCAAGAGTAGAAGCTATGAGCCCTGAAGATAGAGAAAGTTATTTACAAGAAAAAAAAGATACAGAAGAACTTATGGCTAGAGCATCTGCAGCGTATGGTGGAAGAATGGGTTTCGCAGACGGACCTGAAGATCCTAGTAAAAGAAACTTTATGAAAATTTTAGGTGGGCTTGCATCATTGCCTATAGTTGGAAGATTTTTTGATGTAGCTAAAGAAGCTGCACCTATTATCGATGCAGTAAAAACTGAAGTGGCAAAAGGTAAACCAGAATGGTTTGATGCATTGGTTAATAAAGTAATTAGAATGGGAGAAGATGTAACTGATAGGTTTGCGACTAAAGATAGAGAAACTGTTAATCAAATTAATATAGGTGATGGTGAGACTGTAAGAGTTTATAGAGATATTGATGAAGGAGCTGTTAGGGTTGAATATGAAAGTCCTGATAATGTTTATGGTGACCAAGTAGTTTTAGAATATAAAAAACCATTACCTGATGAGGGAGATCCAAGACCTACAGCAGAATTTAGCACAGCAGAGTCTGGTCCAGTTGCAAGAGTACAGGGTCCTGATGATGTTGAAATAGATGTTGATGAGGTTGGTGGTACAAGCATCGAAGATCTTGACTCTGATGTTTCAAAATTAAAAGAGTTTGCAACAGGTCAAAAACCTACAATAAAAGAAATTGTACAAAACAAAAAAAGAAAAGATAAAGCTGCAAGAATAACAGATAATATCGATGGAGCAGCTTCAGATGCAGTAGTTAGAAGACAAGGTGATTACGATCCAAGTGATTATGAAGACTAAACTAACAACCACAATACCACCAAAATCAGGACCCATGCCACAGGGCTTGAATTTAAACTATAATACTGTTAAAACAGTAAAATTGGAGAAAACAAATGGCAGACATAGACAAGGCTCTACCAAACGAGCCAAGAAAAACAGTTAACGTACCAGGCGAAGAAGAGATACAAGAACAGATCGTAGAAGCTGTTGAGGAACAACAAGACGCCCCTGGTCCTGTAGAAACAATTCAAAACGAGGATGGATCAGTTGATATCAACTTCGATCCGAACGCTGCATCACCAGAGGGTGGTGATGAGCATTATGCAAACCTAGCAGAATTTTTACCAGATGAAGTTTTAGGTTCAATGTCATCAGACCTAAATCAAAAATATATGGACTATACAATGTCCAGAAAAGATTGGGAAAAAACCTATACACAAGGTCTAGATCTTTTAGGATTTAAATATGATAACAGATCCGAACCATTTCAAGGAGCTTCAGGTGCAACACATCCAGTATTAGCAGAGGCGGTCACACAGTTTCAAGCTTTAGCTTACAAAGAATTATTACCAGCAGACGGGCCGGTAAGAACACAATTACTTGGATTGCAATCTCCAGAGAAAGTGCAACAGGCACAACGTGTAAAAGATTATATGAATTATGAAATCATGGAAAAGATGAAAGAGTATGAACCTGAATTTGATTCTATGTTATTTCATTTACCTTTGTCAGGATCAACTTTTAAAAAAGTTTATTATGACGAAGTAGAAGGACGAGCCGTCTCTAAGTTTGTCCCTGCTGATGATTTAATTGTTCCGTACACAGCTACCTCATTAGATGATGCGGAAGCAATTATTCATCGGGTAAAAATTTCTGAAAACGAATTAAGAAAACAACAGGTCGCTGGTTTCTATAGAGATATAGAATTAGGTAAATCTAATGATAAAGAGACTGATGTTGAGAAGAAAGAAAGAGAATTAGAAGGTACATCTAAATCAAAAGATGAAGATATCTATACTCTGTTAGAGTGTCATATCAATTTAGATATCGAAGGTTTTGAAGATGTCAATCCTGAAACAGGTGAACCATCAGGTATCAAGCTTCCATATATTGTAACTCTTGAAGAGGGTTCGAGAGAAATTTTATCTATCAAAAGAAATTATGAAATTGGAGATCCGAAGAAAAATAAAATCCAATACTTTGTCCACTTTAAATTTCTGCCAGGACTAGGTTTCTATGGCTTCGGTCTCATCCATATGATTGGCGGTTTATCAAGAACTGCAACAGCAGCTTTACGTCAGTTATTGGATGCGGGTACGCTCTCCAACCTACCCGCAGGATTTAAAATGCGTGGCATCAGAATAAGAGATGACGCGCAATCAATTCAACCAGGTGAATTTAGAGATGTAGATGCACCTGGTGGAAATCTAAAAGATTCTTTTATGATGCTTCCATTTAAAGAACCATCACAGACTTTATTATCTTTGATGGGTGTTGTGGTTTCAGCAGGTCAAAGATTTGCATCGATTGCAGACTTACAGGTTGGTGATGGTAATCAACAAGCTGCAGTCGGAACTACAGTTGCATTATTAGAAAGAGGATCAAGAACTATGTCAGCGATCCACAAAAGAATTTACTCTGCTTTGAAAAATGAATTTAGAATCTTAGCAAGAGTATTCAAGTTATATCTACCACCAGAATATCCATATGATGTAGTTGGGGGTCAAAGAATGATTAAACAATCCGACTTTGATGACAGGGTAGATATATTGCCGGTTGCTGACCCCAACATTTTTTCACAGACTCAGCGTATTTCCCTCGCACAGACTGAGTTGCAACTGGCAACATCAAATCCACAGATGCATAATATGTATAATGCATATAGAAATATGTATGAGGCTCTAGGAGTAAAAAACATTGATTCGGTTTTAATGAAGCCAATGCCACCTGCACCAAAAGATCCTGCATTGGAGCATATTGATGCTCTGTCTGGTAGACCGTTTCAAGCTTTTCCTGGTCAGGATCATAGAGCACACATGACAGCGCATTTAAATTTTATGGCAACTAACATGGCTAGAAATAATCCAATGGTAATGGCTGCATTAGAAAAAAATATTTTCGAACACATCAGTCTGATGGCTCAAGAACAGATAGAATTAGAGTTTAGACAAGAATTACAACAGCTACAAGCGATGCAAATGCAGATGCAACAGAACCCAGCGATGGCTCAACAGATGCAAATGCAAGTTATGCAATTAACTCAACAGATTGAAGGAAGAAAAGCAGTGCTGATTGCTGAAATGATGGGTGAATTTATGGAAGAAGAGAAGAAAATCACTTCACAATTTGATAATGACCCGATCGCTAAGTTAAGATCAAGAGAATTAGACCTTCGAGCACAAGAAAATCAGAGAAAAGAGCGTGAAGGCAAGGAGAGAATGGATCTTGATAAGATGAGAGCGATGATGGCACAAGAAAATCAGGATGAAAAACTTGATCAAAACGAGGAATTAGCAAAATTAAGAGCTAATACATCAATTGAAAAGACTATTTTAGGAAAAACACTTCCAAGTTCTGATCAAATGATGCCTGATATTTCTATAATTAGAAAAGGTAATTAAAAATGGATAAAAAACAGAAAAAAGTTGCGAAAGTAATGAGAGAGTTTAAAAAAAAGAAGCTTTCTATCGGAAAATCTGATAAGAAAGTAAAAAATCGTAAACAAGCGATAGCAATTGCTTTGAATGAAGCAGGAATAAGGAGAAAAAATGGAAAAGCTAGATAAAATAACTGATGTAAAAGTTGCTGATCAACAAATTGATATTGATCCTAGATCAAAATCAACTGCTGACAAAGCTTTTAACTATATTGCTACAGGAAAACCTGAGATGCCAGTTGGTGGTCAGAAAAGAATGTTAGCAGAGAAAAAAAGAAACTCTAAAGCTTATTAATCATGTGGTTGTCGGCGATAAAATTAGCCGTCTCTGCTGGTAGTAAGATTTATGAGAACAAGCAGAAGACGAAGATGGCAATGTCAGAGGCACAACTCAT